TATGTCTTTATTGCTTAATCCGTGGTTGTAACATATCTCATCCAAAATATAACCGCCATTGTAATAGTGAATCGCAACTATTGCTGTCGGGTCGTTGGTGTAGCCGAAGTCTAGTCCATACCGTCTTAAGGCTGCTTCGTGAGGTATCTCGTCAACTATTGCCCAGTCCTTGTATATTCTTCCTTCGGCATCACCTAACTCACCCAACCCATAAACCTTCCACCAGTTCTTGTTTCCTCTCCTTACTTCAATTGCTTCAATAAGTTTTGGGTCAAGAGCTTCATTATCCTTATAAGTAAGAATTAAAAAGTCGCAATCGTCTCTATCTTTAACTGCCGGCTCGCCTGATATCTCATTCGCATAAAACCAAAACTCACTTACAGGGTTCCAATCTAACCAAACTATATCTTTAGTCCTGATTTCCAACTGCGTGTAAGTCTCGTAACTGATGTTATTTGCTTCGTTAATGAAAAGGACGTCACGCCTTGGCCCCCGAACTTTGCCCGGCTGATCGGCTGAGAAAAATTCGATTATACTTTTCGTCTCGAAAGTGTAAATGCAGTCAGTTCTATTCCACATCACATCTTTGAAATAGTTATGCTCCCGCATTATTGAAAGGAAGTCTCTGATTGCACCACGTTTTAAATGGGGGAATGACTCTGATACTACACTTATCCTTTGATTATCATGCCGTTGGGCGTAATCAATTAAAATAAGAAGAATTGAGATAGTCTTACTGGCACTTGTCCCACCTGCTATTCCTCTAATCCTCTTTGTTAGCTTCTGGAGCTTCTCGGTTGCCCGAGTCTTTATGTACATCGCCTAAAATTGGAAGTGGCTTGCCGCCAGAAGTAATATCTGTATGAGTTGATTCTATCATCTTATGGTTTACTTTAAGAAGTAGCATGACAATATTTGAGTTGATTTCCTTACCGCCGAATACCCCTATTTCAGTAAGATATTCTTTCTGTTTCATCTTTAATTCTCTTAAAGCGTCAGATATCTCTTTGTGTATTTTTCTCCACTGATAAAGAGTTTCTTTACTTATCCCGAGTTTAAGGGCGAATCCTTCAACTGTCGGTATCTTCATGTTTTGGGGAATAGCTTCTGCCATATACTCATCATAAGTCTTTAGTGTTTCTTCTGAATACTTTGTAGGCTTTGTAATCATATCTTCCTTAGTTGCACATAAAATGTTTTATTTGATATTATTACAGCTCTCCTTATATAACCTAATTTTAGCAGACCATTCAATGCATTGACTACAGTAGAACTATTCCGGCCTTTTCTTTTCATTTCGTCTATTATTTCTTTTTGGGGAATAGGAGTCTTTTCAGTCATTACCCAATAAGTAATAAACCGCACGATCTTTTGTTGAAGGTCGGTTATATCGTAAAGATTCGTATACTCTGTTTTTGGCATCTAGTACATCTAGTCTCTTTCATCTTTTAAGACCATTATTAGTGACCAAAAGCTTATAGCTATTACTCCTACAACTAAACCTATTATAAAACCTGTTAAGAATGTAAAAAAGTAAGTCATTTACTTTTGAGAGTTAAATATTTTCTTGCGTATTCGTTTATCCATTCAGAAACTTTTTTGGTCATGCCGACTAATTCTATTGGATCATTAGCATTTTTAATGTCTGTACACCTTTTTGGTTCTAATAATTCAAGATTCCTATAAACCGCTACGTCATATCCGTTAAGACAAGGCTCTAAGGCAATTTCTATATCACTCTTTTTGTATGATAAATAACCCGCCGGCATTTTCAAAAAGTCTTTAATTGTTATTTCTTCTTTCTTTCTCATATTATTTTATTTTTTATATGTCATTGACGTTATTATAATAGCCAAAATTAGGATTCCAAAAGGCCACCAATTACTCAAATTTACACAAACATTTTCCATATTCTCTTTGGTAAAAGTTATTTATTTTTGAGAGTTTAGAATAAATATCTTCCCAAATCACTGTCCCCGCTATCGGCTATATCCGCATAATAAAATCCCATTTCACTTTTCTTATAACCAGCCCTCCTTGCTTTATACCAATGTTGTTGTGTTTCAGTTTCACTCCAGTATGCTTGTATATCAGCACCAAACTTGTCTGAAAGTAATTTAATAAACCATCTTTTTATTTTCTTTTTCATTTGAGATTATTTCTAGTCTTTTAATTTTAAAAGTTATCTACAGAATATAGAGCCATTATTCCCCCAAATATTAAAAGCAAACCAATATGTATTAAACCAAGTCCAATACAAATCATTAATATTCCCACAACAAAGAAAACTGCGTCAAATAGGTCATGGGATTTGTCTTTGTTTTTCATATTCTTTTATTGCTACTAATAATGTTGTTGGCACGCTTTATTATTTCTTCAAGTTGCTCCAATGTTATATAGTAATCATTATTTTTACCAACAACCTGATTATTCTTCATAGCCAATTTAGTTGCTTCGCTGTATATTTCTAATGATTCTTCGCTTACTAACATAAGACTCATATTCTTATTTTTGAGAGTTAGAGTTTAGAATTTCATCCAAGACTTTAAACACAGCTTCTTCCGCCAGGTCATCGAGTAAAGCATCTTCCCCCGTTAAACTTTCTCCTAGTAACTTATCCTTTATTTTTTCAATTACCTCTTTCTCTCTTTCTTTTAGCTTTTGGTCAAACCAGTCAAACATCATATGATCCCTTATTTCAATAGCTCCTAATTGCATTTCATTAAAATCTTTATTATTTTGAAATGGTTTAACAAACTTCTTTATAAATTCTTTCTTCATATATTCTCCTCTTTGGTAAAAGTTATTTAAAGGGCTTTGGTTGGTGCGGACAAATAGTTGCTCTACTTAATTAGCAGTGTGCCTTATTCTGCCATCCCGCACCACCAAAACCCTCTAATTCTATAACTTCAGTCTTTAAAAATTGGTTTATTATTTATTAAAGATTCTATACAAGATTTATATCCCCAGTTGGGATTTATCTTATTTACATCTAATTGTTGACAGAACTTGATTAAATCTTTTTGATATACCTTTTGTTGCCAATCAAACATATCTCTACGAAGATTAAGTTCAGCAATTTTATATTTCAAAATCACATCAAGACAAAAGACTATTATCCCCATTATTATAAATATCACTCCAACCCAGAATATATGTTTAGTCATATTTTTTAATTTCTTTAATCATTTTTGAAATAGCTTTCGAATAAAATACCCAGTCGCTTATTGACTTTTTGTAAGGCATATTAGAATCAAAGTCTTCACAATTCCCATCAGAATCTATAGTAAAGACTACATATTTTTTACCTTCTCGAACTTTAATTCTTTTAGATATTTCAGTTGTGACTTTCATTTTAGTAAACTTTTGTATTTCAAATAAATTGTCTCTAGTTCATGCACCTTGAATTGCTTGACAATACCCCTCATTGCTAGCATTGTGTCTACCTCTTGTTGTCCGTATTCTCTTACCATTTTCTTTAGATAATCCGGCCAAGCGCCTTTAAGCCCGATATTACAGTGATAGCATTGCGAATGTACTTGTCGTTCATCAAAAAGAAAAATCGGATGGCGACCAGGAATGAAATGTCCAGCTTGAGCTTGTTTGAAATCTAATTCTTTTCCGCATGTGTAGCATAAAATTACTTTCCTTCCACCTAAGTCAATTGTGTCGCGTTGGCGTATCCACTTAGAGAAAACGTCCCATGCTTTTTTCTTTAACTTACTTACCGTTTGCTTTTTTGGTTTTTTTACGCCAATACTTTTGGACATAGCTCTCTAATCCTCTTTTAACCTGAAAGACCTTAGAGATTGGAATTGAAATCACCTGCTCGCCATTACTTTTTAAAATGTATAAAACTAAGATATTCTCGTTGGCGTACATTCTTACGCTTTGTGTTTCTTTAATTTTTGTAAGTTCTTCGGTGATGATTTTCATTTTGTTGCATTCCAAGCCACATGTTCTTTAGTTTCTTTACAAAATATTCCCCTCCACGGCTTACCAGTTTTACTTATTCCTTCCTTGTAGTCAGCATCAGCACCACAAGTGGCACAGACATATTTCTTACCTTGACCAGAGGTTGCATTCATTATCGGGTCTTTGTTTAATTGTATTTCGCTTGTGTCTTTATTCCAGGATGGTTCAAAACCCCTTTTAATATAAGTGTTAATTATCTTTACTATTTGAGTGGCCTTGTAGCTACTCGGAACGCTTTTCTTTATATGAAAGCCTTTGTAATATAAATCTATGCTTGTCCAAGATGTTTCTTTGGTATCGTTATTCATATTTAGTTAATGCACATCCGTTGGTGTAGCCCACCCAGGCATTAAAGTTACCCTTACCATTACCTTCTTTACCATCGGCCCTGTCCCAAACTTTATATCCACAACTTATATTTCCTTCAGGAGTGGCAACTTCTAATAGAGAGCATCCAGGGGTTTTAAAATGAACGGAATTTATACGCATGTAGCCTACGTCTATGCTTCCATTGGTATTTGTATTAAACCCATCAGCGGGATGGTTTAGGCCTTCACATCGAGACACGGCTATGGCCATTCGATAATGCTCAATTCCGAAAGTTTTGTATATTAGTTGTTCAGGCTCAGTCTCTAAATCCTCAGGTGCAGGAATTGACTCTAATATGGTAACTATTTCTTTGGTTGGTATTTCTCTTGCCTTTATTTCTATTGGCTTTTTGAACTCAACAGTGACAGGTTGGTTAAAGACTAGTTCATTACTATCAAACCAAGCGTTTACCGACCTTAGAAGCGCGTACATAGCCCCACACGCTAATATAAAGATTGATAGCCCAAGTAGAAACCAAGTCTTTTTGTTTATGTGTAATTTATATTTATTTACCATGATGTGTCCTCGTAGTCTTCGTAAGACATTCTAATTTTCCTTTTTTCAATATATCTTAGTCCTTTTAAATAACCTTCTAAGTAAGCCTTTACTTCATCTTTACTAAGTTTTACTTGTGCATGAAGTATTGCTTTGTTTAATTTGTTTAATTCTTTTAAAGTATTCATATTATTCATCAAGTAAACTTTGAACGCCGCGATCTTCATAATCTACATATTCATATGGATCTATATTTGTCTTTGGTAAACCATCTTCGGATTTGTTATAAGTGATTACAGTTTCCATGTTTTTATAAACTCTAGTAACAAAGTCGTTGAATAGTTTGTCTTGTGGGCGAAGAGATTTGTTCATGTTATTTCTTACTAGTAACTATAAATGTTTGGATTACAAGTCTAAGTGCTTGGCTGAAACGACTCTCGTATCTTTCAATTGCAAGCTTTTTAATAAACTCATATTGTTCGGGGGTTATTGAGATGCTTAACTTTTTCATATTGCCAAATATACATCAAAAATACCTTTTGCTTTCCTTAGAGAATTAGTAAAATGTGTTTCCTCGCCTGTTTTGGCAATAATGAAAGTTGGATGTTGAATACCATCTTTCCATAAACAAACAGTTTCTCCGTTTTTGCTACATCCTCTCTGTAATAATTTTTTAGAAACCTCGGACTTTACATTTTTCATTAGTGTTAGCTTATACTACGAAGTATTACTTGTCAACACCCAAAATAGCTTCCCTTTTAAAAGCTTGAAATGCAGACTTATATATACGACTACATATTTGCTGTTTGTGAGTTACTTGGCCCCTATCCATTAAAGATATCTTTTCACCGCAGACCACACATACATTTACGTGTTTAAGTGAATTAAACCACTTTTGGTGGGATATGTTATTGTAATTTCTAATAGTCATGTATTGTATTTAGTTAATTCTTTTAAGAATTAAATAGGAAAATAATCCCCCCGTTCCGATTTACGTTGGATTACCTGCACTTACGGACAAGAACAAAAAAAACAACTCTTTGCCTAGACTGTTTCATCTACAATTGCCCGATGGGCTCTTAATTTATAAGTAAAAGAACTAAAACACCAAAAACACCTTTTACTAGCTCTTTCAAGTCTTTTCCTTCTGCATCTCTACCCTGATAAACAAACAGCTTTTCGTAACATTGATTGATCTCATTGTTATAGAGCCTTAATACTGCATTTCTTGTCTTTGCGCATTCACTACACCTATTGTATTTTGCTTCGCCTTCATAGTTTAAAATACTAAACCATTTGTGGTAGGTTGTTAGTTTGTGAGTATTTTTACCCTTGGTGTGGGTTTCGTGTATTAAGATTTCCTTCCAACCCAAATCGTTGTCTTGTGGAAACTGCATTGAATCTAGTTGTTTCTTTGCTTCTTTCCAATCCTCCGGTTTTGGTAGATTAAGTGAGGCCTTAGCTATACTAGAAATGTTTTTTACTTCCTTCATATCTCTTTTTAAATAAGTCTCTTTCTGCTTAATAAACATTTCGTATGCTGGATTCATTTGTTTTTCCACCTCTTTTCAAAGTCTGTCATTTCTTCTTGCGGTTCTACTTGGGGCAATATCTCGGCTATCTTTGTGGCTATCGTTTTAATAGTCCAACTATATTCTGCATCTCTTTCGTGTTCCATGACTGAGATAATTTGATCTGGTGTTCTACCATTCATAAACATTGTCTTAATTGCTTGTTGGATTGGTTTATATTCGTCTCCTTTGGGGTCTATACCTTTTACTTCCTTGTACTTCTCTATCACTCTGTTGTAGTCCTCTTGGGGATAAGACTCATCTTTTCTTTTCTTCGCGGGGGTCATTCTATGGCAATAAACACACTCTATAAAAGCCTGTTCTTCTGGTTCTTTCGGGGTAAGATAATGTTGTTTAACAAGTTCTCTATCAATATCTGACCTAGAGTTGGTTTCTGCTAGTTCCAACATATATTTATAATTATCGTCATCTACGTGGGGAACCACCTTAGCCAGCTTCGTCCAGCCTATTTTATTCAACTCGCTCGGAGCGAGTGAATATTTGTCTATAAAAGTCTCGTAGATTTGTATCCATCTTAAGGTGGTTGTTCTATCGAAAGCAAACTCTGGTCGTGCAAGGTAGGAGAAAAAAGATTCCTCGCCCTCAATTTTCCATAATTGTTTATCCCTAACTTCTTTTAATCTTTTTGTAAGTTCCCAAACAAGTATATCGGCACGATTTCTCAACTCAAGAATTTCGTTGGTTATTTTGCGAGCATAATCAGCCGTTGTTATCTGTTTGTTTTCCATTTTTGAAGAAACACGGGCCACATTGATCCATTTCTGGAAAAATATTCGGCTTTTCTACATACCAAAACTTCCAAATCTTTTTACCACAAGTTTTACAGATCAGCACAGAAGTTCAATTCACAATTGCTTATTTGTTGTATGATCATTTTCAAATTCCAAATACCTCTATTGCATTCCTGGTGGTGGTTTCCGCTACTTCTTCGAGGCTGATATTTTTTATTTCTGCTAATTTCCGGGCCACAAAAGTAATATAAAGAC